TTATTCAGCCGGAACTGCTCCAGCGCGCGGCGGAATTGATGTTGACTGCGTTCCAGGTTCCGATGTCGTTGGTCTTCAGCAACGCCAGCAACTACGCGACCGCGCTGCGCGACTACCAAACGTTTGTCCTTCTCACAATACTGACCAGAGCGCGCGAAATTGCGGCGATGCTGCAACCGCACTTTACGGCGTACAACCAAACGCTGCGCTGCAACGAAGCGCGCATCGACGCGGTGCAGAACTCGGAGTTGGAGAAGGCAGAGGCGATCCAGCGCCTCACCGGACAGCCGGTTTTGACGTTGAACGAAGCCCGCGCGCGGCTTGACCTCTCGCAGTTCGTTGAGGACGCGGCAGACCAAGAACTACTGCGTCTGCGTAACCGGCTGGCGATTGCGCGCGAGGCGGTGGCTGCCGGTCTCGATGTGAGAACAGCGCTGCGGCTGGCGGGTGTCAACGGCGCGGTACCGGAGGAAGACGCAGCGAAAGCGCTGAAGAAAGACGATGCCGAACCGGAACTGATGCCGCACGAGGTGCAACTGTACCGCGATCTCAAGCGCGCGTTTCAGCAACTACGCCAGGTGATGCTTGACGGCGCAGACGAGATTACGGCGCAGATGTTCAACGAAGCGCTGTATCCGGCGATGCGCCGCAATATCGAGACGATTGCGCGGCTGTTTGCAGACGAGATGCGGGCGGAAATCGGCGTTGCGGTCAACGTCGATGCGCTGCTGGCGGATTGGGCGGAAGAGGCGACACGGCGGCAAGTCGAGGAACTGCTCTATCCGTACACGCGCGACTACATCGCCCGCGCCGTCGCCGCGTGGCGGCGGATGCCGAACGCCGACCGCGCCGAACTCGTTGCAATGATCGAACCGGTCGTTGGCGCGAAGCGCGCCGAGACCGTCGCCATCACCGCCGCGACCGAGGCGGCGACCGCGGGCGTGCGGGCGTATCGTGACGGGATGCGCGCAGAGCATAATCTGGAGTACGTGATGATCTGGGAAACCGCCAACGACGAGCGCGTCTGCCCGATATGCGGCGCACTGCACGGCAAGCGCGAGGACGAGTGGGGCGGGCGTTCCGGTCCGCCCGCACACCCGCGCTGTCGGTGCGGCGTAAGGTTGGTGAGGAAGAATGAGGCTTAGCGTTTCTGTTGACGTAGACAACGCGCTGCGCAAACTGCTGCCGAGGTCTGCACAGATCGAAGCCGCGCTTGACGCGGGCGCGGCGGCGGCGCACGGCGTGATGCAGGTCTACCCGCCCCCGCCCGCCGGATCGCGCTACCGGCGGACGGGGAACTTGCGGCAGAAGTTGCGGATCAAGAAACTGTCGAAAACGTCGCGGATCGTCGAGAACACCGCATCCTACGCGCGGTTTGTGTACGGAATGCCGCAAGCGCGCGTCCATCGCGGGCGCTGGGCGTCGGTGCGGGACGCGGCGGAAGCGGCGAAGAAGGAAGCAATCGCGGTGCTGAAGGAGAGGGGGAGGTGAGAGATGGAGTGGCAGACCGCGCCCGGCGCGGCGTTGAAAGCGGTCGAGACGGGCGATGTTGAGGGGTTGCTGGTGGTATTCGGTAATCCAGACGCCGTTGACCTCGAAAACGAGTTTTTCACAAAAGAAACCGACTTCGGGCGGCTGCGCGAAACTCCGATCTGGCTCAACCACGCGCAGCCGTTGAAAACGACGAGCGGGGTTATTCTGATCGAGGAGCCAATCGGCTACGGCGCGCTGGAGATCACCGATGAGGGGGTGATCATTCGCGGGCTGCTTGATGCAAAGTATCGCTACCTCGCCCAGATCGCGCCGGAGATGGGCTGGTCGAGCGGGACGGCGGCACACTTAGTGATGCGCGAACCGGCGGGGAAAGCAGTGCACATCAAACGCTGGCTGCTGGGGTTGGACGCGAGCATCACACCGACGCCCGCCGAGCCGCGCACAATGCTACGAAACGTCTATCGGTTAGTCATCAAGTAGAAGGAGGAGAAGGAAGAGATGACGGAAATCGTAATGAACCAGTCGGAACTCGCTGCCGAGATCGCTGCGCGGCTGCGTGACGAGGTGGCGGCGGCGGTGAAGGCACAGAGCGTCGGTGTGGCGACAACCGCAACCACTGCCGAAGGCGAGGGTTCGTTCGGTGATTTCTTGAAGTGTGTTGCAACCAACGACGTTCGGCGATTGCGTGCGGTCTACAAAAGCAGCAAGGCGCTTGACGAGACCTCCGGCGCAAGCGGCGGGTTTCTGGTGCCGACGCAGTTTGAGGAGCGCATCCGCGCGGTCGGCGCGCCGATGCTGTTCGACCAGTTGGTCGCCGCCGGGCGCGGTCCGCTGATGCTGCGCACCAACGCGGCAGAGTTGGCGCTGCCGGTTCTGGAACAAGACCAAGCGCCGAACGTCGAATCGAGCGCGTTGGTGGGCGGGGTGCGGCTTATCTGGCGCGAGCAGAGCGCTGATGTTAAGGAAAGCGAGCCGAAGTTTGAGCAAAGGATTTTCCGCCCGCACTCGGCGGATGCGTATGTCGCAGCAGCGACGGAACTCATCACCGACGCGCCGCAAGCGCTTGAGGATACGCTGGTGTCGCTGTTCGGGCGCGCCTACGCGGTGCTGAAAGCGCGCGTGATGCTGCGGGGAACCGGCGTCGGGCAGCCGCGCGGGATCGTTGGGCACCCCGCGTCGATCAGCGTGACGCGGGCAACGGGCGGTACGCAAGTCGAGAACGACACAAACACTATTCTGGCGATGATCCAGCGTCTGCTGCCCGGCAGCGCTACCGCCGTCTGGATCGCACACCCGTTCTGGCGCTCGCGCTTGATGGCGACGCGACTCAGCGAGACGCTGCTCTATACCGTCAACGGGCAGTCGTTGGTGTACGGCGATACGCTTGCCGGTATCCCAATCGCGTACAGCGAGCACCTGCCGACCGTCACCAGCGCCGGATCGCTCATTCTTGCCGATCTCTCGTACTACGCAATGGTGGAACGCGCAGCGTTCAGCGTCGCGTTCAGCGAACACGCGCGCTTCCTCAAGCGGCAGTCGGTGTGGTTGTTCGGTGTGCGGATCGACGGCGCGCCGCTCATCAACGCGCCGCTTATTCTGGCAGACGGCGCGGGCAATAACACTGTTAGCCCGTTTGTCGAGATCGCGGCCGGATCGTAATACAAGCGCAGTGTCACAACACATCTCTTAATTAAAAGAAGATGCTGTGTTGTGACGCTGCTACTGCTGATGACACCGGCGGCGGGGAGTACTACGTTTGGGTGAGGCGGGCTGTCACAACACTGCATAGAAAGAAAAGAAGATGTTGTGTTGTGACGGCGACGGGATACGGATCAACGGTTGAATAGACAACGGGCGCTGTCACAACACTGTATAGAAAGAAAAGAAGATGCTGTGTTGTGACGGCGCACGAGAGGAGGAGCATACGATGCTTGTTCAGGAGACCATCCAGCCGCTCTTGCGGTTCTTCAACGCGAATATAACTGCGGATACGGATACGGCGGTGATCAGTATTGCGAACACCCAGGCGGTGCGCATCGTTGCGCACACCGGAACGGTGACGGGAACGGCGGCGTTGCGTGTATTCGTCAACACCACAAACTCAACGTCGGGTGCAACGCAGTTGACGGATAAGGCGATTACGTCGCTGGCGTCGAACTCGTCTTACGAGATTTTCGTGACCGGCGCAGAGGCATACGCAGCAATGGCGCGCGCGGCATATCTGTTTGTGCAAGTGGATGTGACGGGTACCGCAACTGTACCGATCTCGATTGAAGTTTCGGCGTTCCCCGGGCGCGATATTCCCGCGTCGCTCCCGTCAAACTGGACGCGCGTGCTGTGAGGTAAGCGATGTACGCGACGCTGGCGCAGTTGAAAGATTATCTCAGCATCACATCGAACGCAGACGACGCGCTGCTGACGGATTTGCTCGTGCGCGCAACTGCGATGATCGAGCAGATGACGCGCAAAGTGTTTGAGGCGCCGCTCGTTTCGACCGCACGCCGATTCGGACGCGAGCATATGATGTGGGACGGCGTGATGCGTTGGGATTATCTACTGCTGCCCTCCGGCGTGTACATCGCCGCCCTCACCGGCGCAGCAGACGGCGACAATGTGACAATCCCGCTGGCGGAAATTGACAAACATCCGGTTGACGCGCCGCACTCTATATTGGTGCGACGTAATAAACGCTGGTGCGGCAGAACGCAGACGGCGGAAATTGCCGCGCGCTGGGGGTACAGCACCGACCCGCCGGACGATATTGTACACGCAACGATCCGATTGGCGGCGTGGCTGTACCGCCAACGCGGAACGGCGAACGATCCCGACCGCCCGACGGTCGCCGACGGCGGATTAGTACTGCTGCCGTCGGCGATACCGGATGATGTGCGGTTGATACTGGAGCGCTACCGCGATGTTTTCTAGTTTTCTCTATGATATTTTCGAGATGTTGGCGGGGTTGGCGCTGTACTTTGACGGCAACGCCGTTCCCGTCCAGCATTTCGCGTCACAGCCGAACTGGGCGGACGCAGCGGAGTTGCCGGTGCGAATTATCCCCGCGCTCGGCGGGCTGCGACTGGTCGAGGGCGGGGTGTACACTCCGACGCGCTCGATGCGGGCGGTGTGGGAGATCGACGATCTGCTGCTGGTGCGCGACGTTGGGATGGGGCGCGGGGTGGCGGATACGGCAATACCGCTGGTTGACTATATTGAGCAGTACGTTGAACTGCTGCGATTCGCGTGGCTGACGCGCGGCGATGTGCAGTTGCTCAACGTGAGCGGAATAGTGGACGTAGTACGATACGGCGAGCGGGCGTATGAGGGCGTGGTGATGACGACGCGCTTTGCGCACCTGGTACGCGCGCCGTCGCTGTAGAGAAGGAGGTGAGCAGATGGCGCACTCTGGAGTTCTTGCCGGACTTTTTGCAGGTAATTTCGCGGTCGAGATTTCGACCAACAACACCACCTGGACGGCGGTTTCCAACGCGACGGTGAAGATTGATGATGTCGAACTGAACCGACCTTCCGGCGAGGCGTTCGTTGGCGGTTCAAGTGATTACGCGACAATCACCATCGGCAAACGGGAGCCGGTCGAGATCACATTGACGTTCTTATACAACGAAGCGGCGAACTCTGCAACGAATACGATTTTTGACCAGTTTCAGAGCACCACGCCGAGGTTGGGCGTCCGCTGGTCGCCGCGCGGGCTCACCTCAGGAGCACGCGCGTACGGAACCAGCAACGACGGCGGGACGACGTTTGGGCTGGGGGTGATCACCAACGTCACACTGAGCACACTCGACCCAAGCGACCCGGAACCCTACGTTGCGATGGTGACGGTCAGAACGCCGTCGCTGCGACAGTACGCACTTGGCGCAAATCCGGTCGATCTTTCGTAATTGGAGGACGATATGAACAAACCTGCGGAAATATTTGACATTGACGCGATCCGCGTAGACCGCGCGGCGCTCAGCATCCGCGACGCCGCGAGCGTGCTCAACAACGAGTTGACCGCGCCGGTCGTGGCGCGGCTGGTGCGGAAGGCGATTGGAGACCAGGCGGATCAGTTCCCGCTGCGGGCGCTGAAGGCGGTGTACGAACGGGTGTTGCCGCAGATTTTCGAGCCGGACGAGGCGGTGCGGTCGCGGGTGGCGGGGCTGGTTCCCGCAGTCGGCGAGATCACCCTCGGCGAGTATCACGAGTTTCTCGACGCGAGTGAGCGCAAAATTGCGTTCCCGCCGGTCGCCGCGACGCTGCTCATCAAAGCCTACGGCGAAGAGATACTCAACGAACCGTATGCCGCCGCAGCGTTGTTGTTGAAGAAAATCTTCGACAGCATCGGCGATGAGGGAAACGAATAGCGCGGGCGACGGCGTTAGGTCTGCTCGACCTCGCGCCGCTGCCCGCCGCGTACACAGAGTTAGTGTTGTGTCGGGACATCTACCATTGCCCGCCCGACGCGCTTGACCGTTTGCCGCTTCAGCGCGTCGCGCAGCATCTCGCAGCGCTGCGCGCGGAACGGCGGCATCAAGCGCTGGTTGCGGCGCATCAGCGAAAACGTCGATGAGTGATGTCGTCATCAAACTGAGCGCAATTGACGCTGCAAGCGGTGTGCTGGAGCGCGTCGCCCAAAACGTTCGCGGCGTCGGTAAAGCCGCAGACGCGCAGCGCGGCGCGTTCGGTGCGCTGGAGCAAGTGGCGGTTGGCGCGCTGCGGCAGATCGGCGCGGCGGCGGTCAATCTGGCGGCGGCGGGGATTGCTGCGCTTGGAGATCAACTGCGTTCGAGTATTGATGTTGCCGCGAACTTTGAGAGTGCGCTTTTCAAATTCCAAGCGGTGGCGGGCGACTCGTTGACCAAAGTGGGTTTGTCGTTTGACGACGTAAAAGCGAAAGCGCTTGAGTTGGGGTCGTCAACGCAGTTCAGCGCACAGCAGGCGTTGGACGCAATGACGGAACTTGTGAAAGGAGGCATCAACGTCAAAGACGTAATGGGCGGCGCGACGGATGCGACGCTGGCGCTTGCGGCGGCGGCGCAACTCAACCTCGCGAACGCCGCGACAATTGTGGCAAAACAACTCGGCGTCTGGGGTGAGACCGGCGTGACCGCCGCGAACGTCGCCGACCTTCTCGCGTCTGCGGCAAACGCGAGTACGGTTGACGTTGAAGAACTCGCGTTGGGGTTGGCGAACGTCGGCGGCAGCGCGAAAGTCGCCGGGTTGTCGTTTCAAGAGACGGTGCAGACGATGGCGCTGATCGCGCCGTCGTTCAGTAGCGCCGCCGACGCCGGTACGTCAATGAAAACATTCCTCCAGCGTCTGATTCCAACAACGAAAGACGCAACGCAGATGATGATCAAACTTGGGTTGGCGACGAAGGACGGAAAGTCAAAGTTCTTCGATGCGACGGGTAGTTTTATCGGAATGGAGGCAGCGGCAAAATTGCTGCACGACGCAACGAAAAACCTCAGTGAAGAGCAGAAGTTTTTGGCGTTCAACACCATTTTTGGCAGCGACGCTATCCGCGCAGCGGCGGCGATTGCGGACGCGGGCGCGGAAGGCTACAACGAGATGGGACAGGCGATGAAGGACGCGGGCGGCGCGGCGGCGGCAGCGGCGATAATGCAGCAAGGGTACAGTTACACGCTTGACCAGTTTAACGCGGCGGTCGAGACGCTGCAAATCACCGTCGGCAGCGCGCTGCTGCCGCACCTTACGCAATTGGTCTCGGCGGCAGCGGAAGGCGTCAACGCCTTCACCGCCTGGACTTCGGGTATCCTCAGCGCCGCCGATCCCGTCGCGGCGCTTGCGGCGCAGATCGGGCTGGTCGGGGTGACGACCGACGGTGTGCAGCAGACGGTCGCCGTTGCTGCGGCTGCGATCTTCGCAGCGTGGGACGCGCTGAGCGCCGCACTTGCGCCGTCTACGCAGGAGGCGTGGAGCGCGGTGCAGGCGACGGTGCAGACCGCGCTTGCAGCGGTGCAACAAGCAGTGCAGTTTGCCACCGCACTGGTAACGCAGATTTGGAACGCGCACGGCGCGGATATTCTCGCGTTTGCGAAACGGACGTGGGAAGGAGTTATGGGCGTCGTCGTCGCTGCCGCGCGGTTCGTTCAAGCAGCGATTGAAGCGCTGGTCGCGGCGGCGCAGTGGATTTGGGCGAATTTCGGAAATGAAATTACCACCATCGCGCAGTTCGCGTGGAGTCTGATCAAAACGCTGACCGAAACCGCGCTCGCAGTGCTGCGCGGGTTGTTTGAAGCGGGAACCGCAGCGCTGCGCGGCGACTGGAACGCGGCGTGGGAGGCGATCAAAGGCGTTGCGGAAGCGCTGTGGAATGGAATAAAAGCGTCGGCGGAACATCTGATGAATACGCTTTCGTCTCTGTTCCAGACACTCTACCCACGTCTCGAAGCCGCGTTCCATCAAGCGCTTGCGGGCGCGGCGTCGCTGGGCGCGGCGCTGATTGACGGGATAAAGAGCGGGGTAGTGAACGCCGCGCGTGGGTTGGCGCAGGCGGCGGCAGACGCGGCGAAGGCGGCGCTCGACGCAGCGAAGGCGGCGCTCGGCATCCGCTCGCCGTCGCGCGTCGCGGCGCGCGAGGTCGGCGTACCGCTCGCAGAGGGTATTCTGCGCGGGCTGACGGAAGGGCTAGCGCCGCTGCCGTTGCTGACGCGCGACGCGGTGACCGCCCCGCCTCCAACCTCGTCAACTGTCAACGTCGGGGGAATCACCGTCAACGCCGCGCCGGGGATGGATGAGCGCCGCATTGCGCTGATGGTACGCAGTGAGATCGATAACCTTACGCGCTTCGCGCGGTTCGGGAGGGTATAAAATGCGAGTACGACAGATCGGGACGTTCGTCTTTGATGCGGATACGAACATCGTTGTTGATGCGAACAACCAAGATGTGTCCGGCATCGGGTTTCGTGTGAACGATCTCTACGACCCGCAACCGTTTTCGGTGGAGATCGCGTTTCGGCGCGCGACGCGCGAGCAAGCGCTCAACGCAGTGAACGCGCTTGCGCGCGAACTGTACAGTAATGCGCAACGGCGACAAGGCGGACGGTTTGCAGTCGCGGGCGGCGCGCTGGTAGTTGTGGAGGACGCAGCCAGCAGCGCATCGCTGCAATCGTATCTGCGCGACGGCAGCGTTACGCTGCTGAGCGTCGAAGCGACTACGACGGGCATCCTCGCGCGGGTGCGGGTGACGGGGACGCTCATCAACCCGTTTCTCGATTATACATTTACGCAAAACACACTAACGTCGCTGCTGCCGTATGAGCGCCGCGTGGTAGCGCTGTCGAATCTGAACGATGCGTATCTCTACAAAAACGTTTTTGCGTTTCTAACTAACAACAATAGTATGTCTGGACTTTACAACGCGCTAATCGCAATTGAGGAACTGGAGAGCGCAACGGGGACAAGCCGCATTCAGGCGATCAATCCCGCGACGGTTACGGGCGGGATCACTACGAATGACTGGAACGCAGGTTGGGCGACGCTGACACGTGCGCAGTTCACGTCTGCAACAAGCGGAACGATTACGTACACGATCCCAACTTCGGTTCCTCACGACGTATACCGCTTGTTCATCGAGATTTTCTGCCCGACGACGCCCTCAACAAGTGCGCGGTATCTTGTCAGTTGGGACGAACAACCGCAAATCGCGGAGACAATCGTTGGGGATCGCTCGTGGTATACGCCTGCGTTGTTTGTACGCAAGGACGTAGTGGTTACGCAGATACTCCTCAACATCCAAAACGTACCGACCAACACGCTGGTAATGCCGCTCGTTCTCGTACCGACCGATGGGGTTTCTGTTTGGAATGTTATCGCGCAGCCAACGCTAACCTATTTTCACATTCTCGACCTCCAAAGCGCTGCTTTTCGCCCTTTCCGAGTTGATCCGAGCGGAACCGTCTACGGAGCTCCTGGATTTATTTCAAGTCGCTATATTGCGGTGTTCAACGGTGTTATGTCAACGACGATTACAAGTGCGTCTGTAACGTTGAACATCCATTCGCGCCGCATCGAACCCGCTGCATTTGCGTGAGGAGGCAGTGATGCTCGTCGCAATCACCAAACCGCATCAGCAATTCCCCGTCCCGCTCACCGTCGCAGACTATGAGTTTTCGACTTCTGACGACGGCGACGAGCGCGGGCGCGTCACACTGCCGCCAACGTTTGCGCGTTCCGGTGTGATGACGCAAATCGGCGACGAACTGATCGTCTACTGCACCCAACTCTCACGCACCGTCTGGCGCGGGCAGATCGAGCGGATCGAGGAAGCGCGTGACGGGAGCATTACGTGGCACGCGCTGGGGTTCGGCGCGCTGCAACGAGACGCGCGAATATCGGTGGTGCGGAATATGGACGATATGAGACGCTGGCAACCGATCGGCGCGGGGTTTATGTCGAGCAGCGGGTACGATTCGCGCGGGGATTTGTGGGAGTATGAGATTATCGAAGCGGGGGGATTTCAGAACATACGAATACGCACAAAGCGTGACTTTGTAATTTCCAACACCACACTCTTCTTTCTCGCATATCTGTACGACCAACCGGAACGCTACGCGCCGATCTCGACAACCGAGCAGATTTCGGTGTTTTTTGTTTCTATGACCGGCTTGGCAACCGGCGTGTGGGTTGCGCCGGTTACGGCGATCCCTACTCCAGACGCATATACGCTAACACTCGGCACGTTTACCGGTCTCAGTGCGAACGGAGGGAGTACCGCAACGTTCTGTTTTGGTTGGATAATCGGCGTGCAAGCGTCGGGAAACGAAACGACGGCGGGCGATACGTCGGTTACGTTCCGCGCGACGATCAACACGCCCATTATCAACACCACACTGCTCGACTCGGCGCTGACCCTGAACGGTGGGTGTTGTAATATACGCCTACCGTCCATATACCACACAAAAATCACAAAACCTGACGCAAACGTGCGCGACATCATCGAGCAGAGTCTGACTGCTTCTGTCAGATACCATTACAAGCGCTTCTTGCGCGACCGTCCGCGTCCGGTCATCGACTTTCGTTCAGATAGCGCGCTAGTCTGGCGCTTTCCAGAAATAGTGCAGACTGTAGACATCTCCAAAGCGCCAAACCGCATCTACGGGCAGTATCGCGGTTACTGGACGGATCATCTGACCGCAATGACTACGATCCAATCGCTTGAAACACGCCGACAACTCGCCTCGCGCATCGCAAGCGTCGGCGAGTACGGCAGCAAAGCGATTGCGGAAGATCGCCGCAACGAGGCTGCGATTGCGCTGGATCGCCAGATCGCGCCGCTGACAGTCGAGTTGGATAATTCGCGCTACGAGTTGATGATGCGCGAAGGTGTTACGGTTCCGAATTGGGCTGCGGATGTCAGCGACTACGCGATTGTGCCGGGCTACTACCGCAACGCGAAAATCACTGCGCGTGTCGTCACGCGCGAGCGAACGACGTATACCGTTTCGTTCACTCCAGATGATTTTGTGACCGCGCTGCGGTGAAGGAGAACGTCGTATGCCTCGTCAACTATTTCCATACGTCGGCGGAAAATACCTTGTTGCGCCGGAAATCAACCGGCGGTTCGGCGAGATCGATACACGCATCGATGCGTTTACCGGATCGTCGAGCTGGATACTTGCGTCGCCGCCGGTGAAGTACGAGATCGTCAACGATCTGGACGGCTACGTTGTCAACTATCTGCGCGCGGTCAAGTACGCGCCGGATGAAGTTGCGCGACATCTCGACTTCCCACGCGCCGAACTGGAGTTGATCGCGTACCACCACTACACCAGAGATAAGTTCCCAGAACTCGTTGCGCGGCTGGGCGGCGACCCGGACTACTACGATCCGGTTCTCGCAGCGCGGTGGGCGTATGTGATGGCGCATAGTCTAATGTACGAATATAAGCGCGCCGGTGGATGGTCGGTGCGCGACGGACGGTTAGTCTACGAACGCGGGACGGGGCGAATACGCGGGAGTATGACCTCGCGTCACCTCTTACTCACCAGACTTCTCAAAGAACGTCGCGTCTTCGAGTACATCACCTCGCTGTCCGAACGTCTGCGCTGTGTCCAGGTGTGGTGGAACGACTTTGAAGTTGTTGTCGAAAAAGCAGACCATTCCGAATTCGGCGTTGTCGGCATTTTGTTAG